CTTTCACTGGAAACATCTAAAAGTATATAATGAACTACACGGGCAGTCCCCAGATATTGCATTAGGTACAGATGATTTTGGTGCAGGTGATCAAGGACTTATGTTTGGATATGCTTGTAATGAAACTCCTAATTATATGCCAAGTGCTATTCATTACAGTCACAAAATTCTAAAAAGACTTCAAGTAGAAAGAGAAGGCGGTGAAGACTGGATTGGACCAGATAGTAAAGCACAGGTAACAATGGCGTATGACAATGTAAATACACCAACAGGTATTACAAAAATTGTATGCAGTACGCAACATAATGATGATGTAAGTATTCAAATGGTACGTGATAGAGTTGAGCAAATTATTAGAGATGAAATCACAGATCAAGATTTAAGTAATACAGAATTCTTAATCAATCCAACTGGTAGATTTGTTATCGGTGGACCAGATGGAGATACTGGACTTACTGGAAGAAAAATTATCGTTGATACTTATGGCGGTTATGCTCCACATGGAGGTGGTGCTTTTTCAGGTAAAGACTGTACTAAAGTTGACAGAAGTGCGGCCTACATGGCACGTTACTTGGCAAAGAATATTGTAGCAAGTGGTAAGGCAAATAATGCCACAGTACAATTAAGTTATGCAATTGGTGTAGTAGAACCAACTAGTTTGTATGTGTATGCAGACGGACAAGTAAGAACAGACTTAGTAGATTGGATTACAGAAAATGTTGATCTAACACCAAAAGGTATTATTGATAAATTTAATTTGTTTAGTTTAGATTTAACTACAACCACATTATATGGGCACTTCGGAAAAGACAATCTTCCGTGGGAACAAATTGATTTATTTTAATGAAAGAATTTTGGCAAGACCTAAAACAAGCAATTAGGACTGTACCTGATTTTCCTATTCCAGGAATACAATTTAGGGACATTACTAGTCTAATTGAAAACCCTTTAGCATTTAATAAGGCATTAGTTGACCTAACCAATGTTGCATTTCAAGGTACAAAAATTATTGGTATAGAAAGCAGAGGATTTGTGTTTGGAGCACCGTTGGCAAGAGATATGGATGTTCCTTTTATTATGGCTCGTAAGCCAGGTAAGTTACCAAACGAAACCTATAAAAAAGAATACCAACTAGAGTATGGCACAGCAACATTAGAGATACAAAAAAATACAGAAATATTACCAGATGACAAAGTTGTGATTGTTGACGACTTAATTGCAACAGGTGGCACAGCACTTGCCTGTGCAGAATTAGTACATGCAAATTGGAATGTGCCTAAAGAAAATATTTTAGTTGTGGCTGTAATAAACTTGACAGACTTAGGCGGCTCTGCTAAAATAGTTGCTGAAGGGTATAAAGTTAGAACCCTAATTGAATACGAGGGCGAGTAATGGCAAAAAAGCCTCTGCTACAAATTAAAGATATCATGGCGGCAGTAGATCGCAAAGACTACAACTACTATGCAAACCTATCAGACGAGCAACGCAAGAGCATGAATTTGTGGATGACGCAAAGATATGCTAGTAGTGTACAAGGAAAATTTGCTGGTCATTATCTTGTAATGATAAACGAGTTTATGAATACTAATTGGAGTGACATTAGTAAACACCCTGAACTGCAATGGAAACTAATGTGTTTAGCAGGTGTTGGCAAAAGTCAATTTCACCCTTTTGTAAAAGTGCCTAAAGCAAAACGTAAAAAAGATAAAGTTGAAGAACTAATTAGAGAAATATTTCCGTTAGCAAAGAGCGATGAAGTAGAGTTATTGCTAAGTATTAACACTAAAGAAGATTTAAAAGTATTAGCAGAAATCAATGGTATCGATGACAAAGAAATAAAGGAAATATTTAAGTGAGTTTAACTTGCACATATTGTAAAAAGACATTTATGAGTGAAAGAACTCTAAGTGCTCATATGTGCCCACAAAAAAGAAGGCACACAGATAAAGATTTAACTCATGTAAGATTAGCATTCAGAACTTATCAAAAATTTTATGAAATAAACATGCATAATGCAAAGACAAAAACGTATGATGAATTTGCTGAAAGCAAATACTACACAGGTTTTGTAAAGTTTGGAAGAAAGATGGTTAAAGAAGATTTACTAGAGCCAAATAATTATGCAGAATGGTTAATTAGAGAAAGTGTTAAATTAGCAGACTGGACAAAAGATGCAACATATGACGTTTACTTAAAAGAATTAATTAAAAAAGAACCTGCACAACGAGGCATAGAAAGAAGTGTTAAATGTATGCAGGCATGGGGAGAAGAGAAAAGTGAAGACTGGGCAGATTATTTTAGAAAAGTAGCACCACAACTAGCAGTCTATCACATAAGGGGTGGTAAAATTTCTCCATGGTTTTTATTCCTAAGCGAGAGCGGACAAGAACTATGGGGAAAGTTTAACAGTGAACAAGTTGAACTTATAAAGGATATTGCTGATCCAGGATTTTGGAAAAGAATATTTTTAAAAAACACAGAAGAAGTTAATCTAGTACAAGACATAGCGGAGGCGTCAGGATTATGAACGTAAAAATAGTAAGTCACAGCCAAGCACCATATAATGATGCTTTGCACAAACATTCAGCATTAGACTTAATAGCCTATTGCGCCAGGGTAAGTAACCCAAACAATCAAAATAATATAGAAACAAATGAAAAACTTGTGAAGTATTTGATGAAACACAAACATTGGTCACCACTTGAAATGGTGTCAGCATGTTTGGAGATTGAAACAACCAGAGACATTGCACGTCAAATACTAAGGCACAGAAGTTTTAGTTTCCAAGAGTTTAGTCAACGTTATGCTGACCCTACACAGGATTTAAGTTTTGAAATCCGTGAGGCTAGATTACAAGATCTTAAAAATAGGCAGAACAGTATTAAAACAGATAACGAAGAGTTAGAATTAGAATGGAGACAAAAACAAGAGGATCTAATCAAACAAGCAACAGACACATATACTTGGGCAATAGAAAACGGTATTGCTAAAGAACAAGCAAGGGCAGTATTACCAGAAGGTAATACAATGAGTAGAATGTATGTTAACGGTACGTTGCGTAGTTGGATTCACTACATTGAATTACGTGGTGCTAATGGTACACAGCAAGAGCACATTGACATTGCTCATGCAGTAGCAGATGTGATAGCAAACATATTTCCACTTGCAGAAGAATTTAAAGGTAAAGAGATATGAAAAAACGAGAAGAAATGTTAGTAATCACAATGGAGGAATGTGCAGAACTTATTCAGGCATGTAGCAAAATGATAAGATTTGACGAACCGTGTGATTATAAACAATTACAAGATGAGATCGGCGATGTCATGTGTATGATAGATATACTCAAAAATGGCGGCCTTGTTACTGATGAACAAATACAAAAACGTATGGCAGTTAAAAAAGAAAAACTAATGAAGTGGAGTTTATTGTTCAGTGAAGATTGATTTTGATGTAGATATCGATATGGCTAACCGCGATAAACTGCTTTGTGTGTTAGATAATATCACAGGTAGTATCAAACGTCCAGGTGGTATGGAAAAACACAACACAGGCGTTTATATACAGCCTATACCCCATGATCCTGTAACAGGATTAAGTAATATTGATCACAAAGAAGCAGATGATTTAGGTTATTTTAAATTAGATGTACTGAACAATAGTGTATACAACAATATAGAATCAGAGCAGGAGTTAGATAAATTATGTAATCAAGAACCTGTATGGGATTTATTTGGTGCTAAAGAAATTGTAGAACAACTATTTCATATCAGCAATCATTTTGATATTGTGAACCAACATAGGCCTACAAACATAGACCAACTAGCAATGATACTTGCAATGATAAGGCCTGGTAAAAGATATCTTGTAGGTAAAAGTTGGAGTGAGATTGAAAAGGAAGTATGGATTAAAGGTGACAACGAAACGTACTCCTTTAAGAAGTCTCACGCATATAGTTACGCAATGGCTATAATTGTTCAGTTAAATAAATTAGTCAGCCTTCTTGACTAATTGAATTGTTCTTCTTTTAATTCTTTTCTTAACTAGATTATGAATGCTGGTCACTGGACCAAATATGATATCTATATCTTTGTTATTGAATGTTTTTAAACAATTCCTAAACTCTCTCATCTCATTAAATAAAAACACATCAATTGGGATTTGACGATTACTTTCCCACCACCATGTTTCGCCTAATTCTACAAATTGTTTCTTTTCTTCAGGTGCTACTAGCACATTATAATCGTAGAAAGATGTGACTGCATTGTCTTGATTTTGAACTATACCAAAGTATTCTTTCTCACCATATGTAAGCATAGTAAAGAAAGGAAACTTTTCTTGTATTTCCTGTTGGTCCTGCATATTTTTATTTATACCTTTGTAGATAAATACATTATAAGGAATGAACATGTATGAGCAATTTAACACTATTAATGTATCAATCAAACACACTGAATCTTGTAAAGAAGCAGGAAAATTATTATGTGGATAACAGAAGTATGAACAGAAAAGAATTTATAGTACACAAAGGTATGGACAATATCGTGTACATCAATATTACAAATCAAGACAGAAAAAAAGAAAATGTGTATAATAATGATATACAAGCAGACATTATCAAATACTCTACTAACGAAAAAGTATTGACAAGGTTTGCAGTACCTGGTCTTAATAAAGGTACAGCAGAACTCAAACTGTCAGAAGAAGATATGAATTCTTTAGTCGAAGGACAATACAAAGTGTCATTTAAAAATGTTGCAGACGATGGTACTAAGACTCCAATCTATTCTGATTACAACAATGGAATACTTTGCACATTAATAGTAAAGAATGATGCAAATCCTTCGCCAGTACCAACACAGGTTGCAAATGTATGGAACCAAACAAGTAGTTTAGAAAACGGCGATGCGGCAAATGTTTTCACAAGCGGTTCATTTGAAGGCAATCAACACAAAAACTTTAGAGATGCAACACATACAATAGGAATATACTCAACCGAATTTACAGGAAACGTGTTTGTAGAAGGCAGTTTAAGTTTACAAGCACCTTCAAGCGATGATTCAAATTGGGCAAGTGTACCTGTAGTAAACAATTTAGAAAGAATACCAATGGCAAATGTGTCCGGTGTAACTTATTACAGTTTCACGGGCAACTTCAATTTCTTAAGATTTAAATATTCTCCTGGTTCAACTAATTCAGGATCATTTGATAAAATTCTTTTAAGAAATTAAATAACAATATGCATAAATTAAACAATGGCATTCATGCCTGTGTGTTTCCTACCCGGTGTGGGACCAGATGGATAGCACAGAAATTATTTGAAAACAAATTATTAGATTATACCGCACCTAATCATGTATTGGACACTAACGAGTATGACAGTAATTTACAAAATATTATGTTTGTGAGAAATCCATTTACTAGAGAACGCAGTATATTTAGGTGGAAGGCCGTAATACAAAAAGACATTTATGAAAATATCACTTTTAGTGATTATGTAAACAGTGAATTATTCTACCACGAGCCATCGTTTGTAGGAACATACCAAGACAACATAAAACTAATTGATAAATTTGTACATCTGGAAGACGTAAGTAATTTTTTGCATAAAACATTTAACATAACAAGCAAGTACATACTCGACTATCATATTCCAGCAGATGAATTAGATGACATAACAGCATTTGATAACAATATGAAAGACCGAGTACTAGACAAGTATGCACAAGACATAAAACTGATAGATTTTAACTTGACTTCATACTTATAATCTAGTATAATAACAGCAATGGAGCACTCTGACGCAATACAACAGGTACATGAGTTGTTGACAACTCACTTGCCTCACAAACATAAAAAGACACCTGCAGGTTGGGTGACTTTTAATTGTCCTATGTGCAATGACAAACGAGGCAGAGCAGGAGTAATATCCACAGGTCCTAAGATTGCGTATAATTGTTTTAACTGTGGTTTCTCAACTGGCTGGAGTCCTAGCAAAAAGATTGGTAAAAAATACAAAGACCTTGCAGTAAAGTTAGGTGCAACTAACGAAAGTGTAAAGAAACTTGTACTAGAACTAATGAAAATAGAAGAGTTTGATAACGAAAGTGACGATATTGTTATAAGTTATGAAAAATTCAAACCAGTAGAATTACCAAATGTAATAAATGTAAGAGATGTTCCGCAATTACCATACAACGAAACACATGAAAAAATAATGTTGTATGCAAAAGAAAGAAAACTGTTAGATACAAATTATGATTTGTTTATTTGCGATGACTTTATGTTAAAAAATAGACTAATTATTCCTTTTTACTACAACCAAGAAGTAGTAGGTTATGTAGGTAGACATATAAATCCGCCTACAAAAGAAACTCCTAAGTACATAAACAACAGTCAAGCAGGATATGTGTTTAACATAGACAAATACATTTACTCAGATAGAGATATTGTAGTAGTAACAGAAGGTGTTATTGATGCTATACTAATAGATGGTGTAAGTGTGTTAGGTAATACTATGAACGAAAGACAGATACAACAGATAAATTCGTTAAATAAAAAAGTAATACTTTGCCCGGACAGAGATGCGCCAGGTAAAGATTTAATAAGGCAGGCCGCTGAACTAGGGTGGGAAGTAAGTTTCCCACCTTGGCACACAGACATAAAAGATGTAGGCGATGCGGTACTCAAATATGGCAGACTTTTGACATTATCTAGTATAATTAAATATGCTGTCGCAAATAAAATTAAGATTGAAGTACAGAGTAAAATGTTATGAGTGATATAAAAGAATACGGCGAAGATATACAAGAACTGTTTCTAAGATTTTTAGTTACAGATCCTGATGTATTTGTAAGGGTAAACAATATTGTTGAGCCTTATATGTTTAATAGAAAATACAGAGATGCTGTAGAGTTCTTAAAAGATCATGCTAACAAATATGCTAGTATTCCTACATTAGAGCAACTTGAAGCAGTAAATGGCTTAGATTTAAAGCCAGTTGAAGATGCACATGACAGTCACATGAGTTGGTTTATGGATGAGTTTGAAACATTCTGTAGACATAAAGCATTAGAAAAAGCAATACTAGATAGTACAGACTTATTAGAAAATAAAGACTATGGTAGTGTAGAGGCACTTATCAAAGAAGCAACTGGCGTAGGTTTAGTAAGTGATTTTGGTTTAGATTATTATGAAAATCCTAAAGAAAGATTACAATGGATTAAAGATCAAGCAGGAGCAATAAGCACAGGCTGGAAAAACTTCGATCAAAAGTTATATGGTGGACTTAATAGGGGAGAACTTACAGTATTTGCAGGTGGTTCAGGTGCAGGTAAGAGTTTGTTTTTACAAAACTTAGGTGTAAACTGGAGTCAAGCAGGACTTAATACTGTTTATTTGAGTCTAGAGTTAAGTGAACAACTGTCAAGTATGCGTATTGATGCTATGGTTAGTGAGTATGCCACTAGAGATGTTATGAAAAACATGGATGATGTGGACTTAAAAGTGCGTATGAAAGGTAAAGGTGCAGGTAAATTCCGCATAAAACAGATGAGCAATGGTGTAAATGCCAATGATATTAGGTCGTTTTTGAGAGAATATGAGATACAAACAGGCATCAAAGTAGACGCATTATTGGTAGATTACTTGGATTTGATGATGCCAATTAGCGGAAAAGTTAGTCCGAGTGACTTGTTTATTAAAGACAAGTATGTATCAGAAGAATTGCGTAACTTAGCAGTTGAATTAAATGTGTTATTAGTTACAGCATCGCAGTTGAACAGGGGTGCTGTGGAAGAAATAGAATTTGATCACAGTCATATTGCAGGTGGTATTAGTAAAATACAAACAGCAGATAATGTTGTGGGTATTTTTACAAGCAACGCCATGCGAGAACGTGGTAGATATCAAATACAGTTTATGAAAACACGTTCTAGTAGCGGTGTTGGTAGTAAAGTAGACCTAAAATTCAACCCAGAAACCCTAAGAATTGAAGATTTAGAAGAAGATGAAGAGACGTATGACACTATTAATACGATAACTATGACCGAAACACTTAAAAGATCATCAGCAATCAGAAGCGACGAAGACGCAACTGACGACAATGTCGACATAGTACAGCAAGGTTTGGAACTTAGGAATCTCCTCAAGAAGAAGTAATTTAGATAAATATGCTTAAACGGAGATAAAATGTCCTTAAATCACAGATCAATTCTACAAGAACTTAACTCAATAGTTTCAGAAAGAGACAAATTAAATGTAATTGAGTCTAGAGGCAATCATATTATTAAAAGTGCCTTAAATCTTATTGAATTAATACAAGAAAACTTTGACGAAGCAGAGGCGTTAGATCTTCAACGACGTCTGATAAATTCTATTAAAGGTAATAGACCTGAAAGATTTGTTAAGGGCGTACAGATTATTAA